TACTCTTCCTCGATCACCTGTTTCCGGTCGAAGTTTCCAAAGCAAATCGGTTCACCATGCGGCCATCACTCGTCAGCCACGGCACTTACTCAGTAGCCGAGGTATTTACGACGGCGGCGGACTCGCATTTGGTGTATTCACCGACTTCCGGGTTTTCTATTAGCCCGGTAGAAGTTTTGTCGCAGACCCATACTACGTACAAGGACCTTTGTTGGGGCCCTTATACTGTACATGGTTATCGGTACGATACTACTCTTCGTACGCGAAATCCTTCTGCGTCAAAGGACCAGCTGGCCAAACCACAACTACTAAACGACCAGGGAGAATTCGAACGATCTGAATTCTCCATATCTGGCGGTGATGCAGGCGTGGCGTTCAACCAGTTCCATATCGACACTCAAACTGAGCAGGCTGTCGGGCACAACCTTTGGGCTGCGACCAAGACAGATACTTGGCAGAGTAATCGGTATACTTCCCCTTATGTTGGTTTGCCGGCTCTCGATGATACCAAATCCGGGTCTGATGGTAAGTTCATCACCACCAAGCCCGTTGGTAATTCGTATGCAAGAGACTCGACATTGCGTTCGCATGTTTTGGATCTCATGGCCGAAAATGTCTTAGACATGTACGGCAAATGTCTTCCTAACAGGCGGATACATAGTCTCGTCTACGATCTTTCTCAGCAGCTCAAACTTGTCTCTCAGGTAAAGGAGACACTGAGCAACTGGAAGGACATCGAGCAAGCTATCAGAGAGCTCCGTCGGCCCAAGTGGACCGACATGCTTCTGAGCAAGCGCTTCTGGACGGAGGAGACAAGGACCGTATTGCAACCCTTTTGCAAAAAGGTTGGAGTCACTATCTATCCGGAACAGAAAGCTGCTGATGCGTACCTTAACTTCAGGTACGGGTGGCAGCTCTATGTAGAAGCGATTGAGGCAATGTTGTCTTCGCCGGGTTCGGCTGCGAGGAATATCAACCTCCTCGTAGCTCGCAATGGCAAGGCGACTTCGCTTTCTACGACCAAGTCGATCGTAGAGGCGAATCCTCCAGACCCTGGCATTAGTGTTGCTAAATCGAGGTGGGAGACTGATGTCGATCCTAGTCACATTGTGACTGTGACCGGCACCCGAATAATAGAGCTTCGCTGCGTAGTAAACAGCGGGATCTATCTTCCACAGATCGATAAGCCGGAGTTCAGGAGGTCTTTGTACCTGAACAAGATCGGCTTGTATCCCCGCCCTTCGGATATCTGGAATTTGATTCCGTGGACGTGGTTAATTGATTGGTGGGCTCATGCTGGTCAGTACATCGAAGTTCTCGATGCTGCACAGACTGATCTCTCACTGATCAATTACGGCTTCATGACCGCGAAAGTTCGCGAGCATTGGGTCGGTACTAGAAACACATATGCTCAAAGACACCTGTCGTACGGGCCTACCCCTAACCCTGCGGGAGAAGTTCTCACGCAGAATTGGAGCAGGTCTGGGCACGTATTTCATACTTATGAAATCCGACGGTCCATCGACAGTCTTATGTCAGTGAGTACCTACGCTGGTACGGGCAGCAAACCGTTGTCCGCATTCCAGTCGTCAATACTCGGTGCGCTTTTCACTAAGTACATCGGGTTCCGCTGACGCCTTCCCGGTTCTCGGGAAGACCGCAGCGGTCACAACCAAGGATAGACTTGTTATGCTTGCAGATCCATTCACTGTTGCAGCTGATTCTCCCACACCCGCGCTTTCTTTTGCGCTGGTCAATGCTGGCAATCTTGCCAGCAATCGTTGGGACACCGTCAATGGGTACAAGTTGAACTTTACCCATTCAAACGATGTCAACAAAGGGGAGAAGCACTACGTGCAATTGCAGCAGACAGTCTCTGCGACGAACCCCCTTACCGGGGGCGCGTCGTACCAGACGGCGTCTGTTTCAATCTCAGTCTCCATTCCTCCATATGGGTGGACTCAGGCGCAGAAGGCCGCTTTGATAAAGGCCCTATGCACTGACATCCTCGCAGGAGTGACCATCAACGGTCTCCTCACCTACCAAATGTAGCGTGAGCCCGTTGTCACCTACGTCCAGTTAACACACAGGAGATACTATGTGCTATGTCTGTGATCGTATCCTTTCTTTGAGGAGTAGGGTACCAATCCCTACGGTGGAACATGGCTTTTGGGAAGATGAAGAGACATACTTTCTCTTCCCGGAGCAGTGTTCTTTGGATCTGCGTAGCATGGCTCAGGATGTGGAACCTCATGGAGGTCAACATGAAAAGCCTGCTACATCTATCCCGGAGCCTTCTTGCCGATCTGGCTCGGCTCCATCCAGAAGTGCTGGATTTCGGTCGTGACATCAAAACGATCGAAGCGCGTTTCGAAAACGAGGGCGAAAGTTTCTTTTCTGTCGCCCTTGCCGCCTTCGGTAAGGCCTTTGATCAAGGTCTTGCTTCCGGCTGCATGCCTACTGTTCCTGGCTTTGCTAGGACAGGCCAAATCCCCAGACTTTTCCGGGGTATTGTCTCGCATGTTTTCGATACTAAAACAGGCCTGCTCTTGAAGGAGCCGTCTGTCGAATGTATACTAAGCATTCGGCAGATTCTATACTTCTTCCAGAAGTTCCTCCCTGATGATGATCGACGGGATGTTCTCGTCGACAGAACCGTGGAGGAATTTGTTCAGACCGATCATGCAGTCAAGCCTCTTTGCGGGCTGAATCTTGCATGTTTGGACCGTGTGTTCCGTATGGTGCTCCCGAAGCTTGATAGCTTCGAATTCATCACCGGGAGGCACGGGCCTGGCGCCGTGTATGAAGGGTACACCCCCAACCAGAAGTGGTTGGCGCTGTACCTGGGTGTTTCTGAATTCCACCCTCTCCTATCTGACACCGGTATGGACGTTCATGCTGCTTCGCAGTGTGGATCTACAGCCGAGTTGGAAAAGGAGACATACACTGTCCCTGCTGGTGCATTTTCTAAACTGGTGTGTGTTCCGAAGAGCTGTACAGCTCTCCGGACCATCACTGTTGAGCCTCTACTGCAACAGTACATGCAGCAAGCTCTCAACAGTCACCTCCGCGATTGCATTGCGGATTGCCGGGTTCTCCGGCAAAGTTTGAATTTGCTCTCTCAGGAGCCAAATCAGAAATTGGCCCTTGAGGGATCCATGTCCGGCGAATGGTGTACAGTAGACCTATCGTCAGCTAGCGATTTGCTATCTAACGAACTTGTTTCGTTGATGGTTAGTCGCGGAAATGGTCGGTTCGCCGATCTTCTGATGCGAAGTCGTACGGCCCATGTTAAGTTGCCTCACGGCATACTCGACATGAAAAAGTTTGCAGGCATGGGTAACGCTACAACGTTTCCGATCCAGAGTGTTGTATACGCTTGCATAGCGTATGCCGCTCTGTTACGAGGAAGTACTACCTTCTCGTATGGGAAACTGTGCAGTGTAGCCAGTAGTGTACGTGTGTTCGGTGACGATATCGTCATTAGAGCACACGCATATTCTGGACTGGTTGACTGGATGACCTTGCTTGGTTTTAAGATCAACCGAGCGAAGACTTTTTCGGAGGGACACTTCCGCGAGAGTTGCGGCGTCG